ATAATAGCTAATTCTTTCAAATAAATCATTGATAGATTTAAAGTCTTTATAAAATAATTTTTGTTTAGCTAACCAGTCAGCTAATCCCATAACCCCAACTCCAATAGTGCGATAACGGTCATTATGTTTTTTGGCTTCACCAATCGGGGGACAAGTGAGGTCGATAGTATTGTCAAGCATCCTGACAGCAAGATGACACATTTCTGATAAATTAGTAGAAGTGTCAATGTTAGCTAAATTAAGACTAACTAGATTACAGCAATGGGCTGTTTTACCCGGTGTGACATTAGAAAAGCTCTCGCAGCACAAATTAACTTGAGGGATGTACCCGTCGTGTTTATTAGGATTAGCCCGATTAATGGTATCTTTGAAGGCAAGATAGGGCATACCTGTCTCAATTTGAGGGCGCATAACATCTTTAAATAACTCCCTAGCATTAACCTTTTTGTAGAGAGTAATTTTTGTTCCTAGACTATCTTCAATTAATTCATAAGCCTCTTCAAATTTGTCCCCCCATAGTTCTGCTAATTCTATCCCTAGTTTTATCCGAACTTCATAAGGATCAACTAATGTCCACTCGGCTTTATTTATTACCCGACGCATAAATTCATCGGTGATAACTAATTGGGGAAAAATATCATAAGCTTTGCGTCTTTGATCACCGTTTTCTGTTTGCATTTCCAGAAATTCTGGCACGTCTAGATGCCAAATATCAACCCCAACAGTGACAGCCCCGGCGCGTCTCCCCCCTTGATTGACTGCGATAGCTGTATCGTTAAGTAATTTAATCCACGGAATAATCCCACCAGAAGCGTTAGCTTTCCCCATAACCGAGCTACCAGTGGCACGGATTCTACTTACATTTACCCCAACACCTCCGCCATTTTTTGAGATGCGAGCAGTATTAGTAATCTCACTGAAAATACTTTCTAGATTGTCTTCTATTGCCACGATAAAGCAACTACTCAAAGAACCTTTGGGAGTGCGTAAATTGCCTAAAATTGGAGTAGCTAGAGAGATTTTTCTTTGAGCTATAGCTAAGTAGATTTGACAGGCAAAACTTAATCTATCTTCTGGTTTCTTTTCTACACTGGCAAGTAATAAAGCGCACGTCAAAAAAGCCTCTTGAGGTAATTCACAGTCAAGTAAATATCTTTTTGACAACATGATTGCACCAGCATAGTCAAAGTCTTTATCGTATTCTGGGTATATCCACTCCCCCGCATTTTCTAAGTCTTTTTCGTCATAGATTTCCGTAATTTTTGAATCATAAACACCTCTATCCACTTGCCACTGGACATATTTAGCGTAGTCGGTTCCTTCTAATCTTCTGAAAACCGTGCAAGATAAATAACCGCCAAATTTTCTCTTGATTCTAGTATCCTTCCACAGTCCCCAGACGTGAAGTCTTCCAGCTACATACTTCCAATCAGTCTCTTCTACACAAAACAATTGTGTGGCGACATTGATTAAATTTTCTTGAATTTCCCTAGTGGTAATCCCATCTCGTAATCGAGAAGTTAATCCTGATTCTAAAGCGAGGGGATTTACTTCTAACCCTTCGCACGCCCATTCTACTACTTGGCGAATTTTGGTAATGTCTAAGGGTCGAGTTTCTCCACTTCTTTGAATTACGTTAATCATTTATTTACTCCTACAGATTTTTAAAATTGTGATAGCCTTGTGGAATTTTCTGTAACGTGATCGTCTCACCAAATTTTGCAAGCATTGCGGCTTGGCAATCTTTCACGTCCTCAGTTTCGCATTTTTCTATCAATTTGTTTTCTATCCATTTGTCTGCCTTGATAATCTCAGGATGCCATTGATAAATCCACTGCTTACACTCTTCTGCAAATCGCCCCAATTGATGCGTAAACGGCTGATCGTCAGTCATCTATTCTAATACTTCGTATATCTGATCAAAGCCGTTATTCGCTCGTCTTGGTTGTGTCAGTAATCGCCCGCTAGTAATACTTAGAACTGCTAGTGTTGGGAAATCTTTTTTAGTCATTTATTTACTCCTAATTTTTGATTTTATTTTTTGATTTTCAAGCTTATCTAGAAACTGTAAAACTTTTAAAACATCATACAAAACAACGTGCTTGCCTCGTTTATTAATACACAGTAGTTCTCCGATAGGACCATGACTTACTAGCAATCGAGTTGATTCTGTTTCTAGAGTGATAGTTTTATGTCCGTTAGCAATTCTATCACAGCAAAATTGCTTTAATTCCTTTATTTTCATTTTATTTTAATTAAACACTCCTTTCCATTCGGTTCTTTCCCATTTACCATTTTTGTTAATTATCCAGCTATGAGGTAAAGTTGAACAGAGTTTTGTGTTTGGTTGACGACGAGCTTTTACATCTTTTTTCCATCTGCGAATAGTAGTTAAGCTAACGTCGTAAATTTCAGCAATCTCTTTGTCAGTGAAAGTCTTACCAGCGTCAATTAATTCAGGGATAATATGTGAGCGTTTAAAAAATTTTGTCAGCATTTTATCTGTGCATTCCTTCAATATTAGGACGGTCATTTTTTTTCTGATTTTATCAATTTCGTTGACCGATTGTATTAACTCTGTAAGAACTTGTTTGGCGTTCATTGTTATTTATCCTGAGTGTAATTTAATTTGAAGTAATTACATCTTTGTCGGTTGCCAATTGATTGATATTCTCAGTCTATCATAAGTCCCAGCTTTTATAAAGCCACACTCTTCTAAATATTCTATTAAAGGTTTAATTCGTGTTCTAGGAAACCCTAGAGTATCAGCTAATTCTGTAATATTAATCATTGTAAATTTGCCGTTATTTTTTTCTTTTATTGACTTTGCAGTAGATATAATGATCTGTCCTTTTATAGCCAAATAAGCTTTTAAGTTGCCATAATATTGTTGTCCTTTTGCTGTCTTTAAAGAGTTAATTATAGCAGTCTCATTGCCGTTAAAACACAGGTTGCAAGGATTAACATAGCAAGGGCATTTATACAGATAAGTGCCGTCGGGAAAGGATTGTCCTTTTGGGATGATTTGTATTGACATTTATTTATCCTGAGTGTAATTTGTTTTTAGTTGAGATGCCCGTTCGATTTCTCTAGCTAGGTAGCCGATATGAAAAGGTTGAATACTGGGACAATCGGCAATTATTTGACGGATTAGCTTCAAAGGATTCTTACCTTCCCAATTTTCCACAAATTCACCGTTAGGGGTTAGCTGACTGACTGTGATATTATTGCCATCTGTTTCTACTAAGAAGTTACCAGCAGGGTCATTGTAGCCTCGAAACTCTTGACTAATAATTGATTGGTATTGATTGTTAATTAACTGTTCGACATTCTCCCAACAGTCATCGTAAATATGGGCTGATTGACTAATAGTAATCAGTGAACCCATTGTTAAATCGTACTCAGATTGACTAGCAATTTCATCTCTGATATGACGCTGTAAAGCCCGTAATCCCATTGCATTAGCCGGCCAAGCGGAAAACATATCATTACTTCTAAAGGTAGCTGTTAAAGACAGTTCATTATCTACTACTCTTACCCAGATGTGATTAAGGCAAGGTGAACCGCCGTGATTATGATCTGAGTCACCCCCTTTTCTTTCTCCTCGCGCGATTGTATTATGATCGTGTCCACGCCAACTATCATGTTCGGCAAGTATTTGATAGTTTCCACTTCCGCTATCCCACAAAGACATAACGGCACTAGCAGAGTCAATTTCTTTGATTAATTTTGTGATAACTGCTTTAATCTGATCCTGGCCAAACCAAGATCGCAATCTTTGACCGTAGGTATATTTAACTCCTTCCCGATAATTGGCATCATCAAGTATTTGTGGGATATAGTTCTTTAGATATTCTCTATCTAAAGGCAAGTAATTAGGTTCTGGAAAATAAAAGTCTTCTGGTTCGTCGGTAACTATTGCCATTAAATCGATTAATTCTTGCCATTTACCGTCATAGCCAGTAGGTCTGATAGTGCCAGTAGTTTTGATTCTTTGCAATATTTTTATCCAAGTTTCAGCAATGGTTTTACCTTCAATCCGATGACCATATCGTGGTCCGGGTTTTACTTCTGATGTAGGTTCGTTGTAGGGAAAAACCATTGGTTCTGCCCACGGTTTATTAGCACCATAAACTGATAGCCTCAACATCAGAATTGCGTAAGTTGTGAGATTATCTCTTAAAGTAACAGAAGACCGTAATTGATTTAAAACTTCTAAAGGAATATCTATATCAATATATCCTTTCACTAAAGAATCAATTACCCAACACTCTTTCCCTACATCATTTTTTCCTTTATAAACTCCATTCTC